AAAAGTGTATTACAAGATAAACGAGGTACATCTTGAACTGTACACCGACACCAAGGACTTGTCGGTAGAACAGAAATTGGAGGATTTGCTGGATGAACACGGCATCTTCTATGAAAAGTCCGAAACCTGGATTGACAGCGAAAATCTGTATGAAGTCCTATATCAATTTGAACAGGAGGGTTTGAATCATGCCTAAAAAGAATAAAGTGAAATTCAATATCTGCAATGTGCACTACGCCCTGCAGACGATTACCGAGGATGGTACCGTATCCTTTGCCGCACCTGTAGCAATGCCCGGTGCTGTATCCTTGGCACTAGATGCAAACGGTGAGCCGTCCAATTTCTATGCTGACGGATATGCCTACTACACCATCTCCAATAACATGGGCTACGACGGCGATTTGGAGCTTGCAATGGTGCCGGAGAGCTTCCGCACGGAGGTGCTGAAGGAAACACTGGATGCCAACAAAGTGCTGGTGGAAAACGCCAATGTGGAGACTGCCAACTTTGCGCTGCTCTTCGAATTCGACGGTGATGTACGAAAAATTCGCCATGTGCTGTATAACTGTGCGGCAAGCCGTCCGAGCATCGAATCTCAGACGAATGAGGATGAAATCGAAGTGCAGACCGAGACGCTTGCTCTGACTGCTACGCCACTTGCTAATGGCTATGTCAAGGCCAAGACCGGTGATGTGACCACAGATGCCGTATATCAGGGCTGGTACAGTGCTGTGTATATGCCGACTGCGGAGGAAGCGCAGCCTGCTGAGCCCGCCACACAAGCCGTCGCTGCTGCTACGAAAGCAACTATCGCTACCAAGTCCACTGCTGTGAAGGAGGGTTAAGCCATGAGTATGAAACAGAATATCGAGATTGATGGCAAGCAGATACCTTTTAAGGCCTCTGCTGCCATTCCCCGTATTTATAGAATGCGGTTCCATCGTGACATTTACAAAGACCTTCGTTCCTTGGAGAAATCGGTCGGTGACGGCAGCGAGGAGAATTCCAATCTGGATATGTTCTCCCTTGAGATGTTTGAGAACATCGCCTATATCATGGCAAAACACGCTGACCCGACTATCCCGGATTCCCCGGAGGATTGGCTGGATGGCTTCAACACCTTCTCCATCTATCAGGTGCTGCCGCAGCTCATCCAGCTGTGGGGCCTGAACACCCAGACGGAGGTGCAGTCTAAAAAAAACTTCGCCGGGCTGAGCGGGAAATGACAACGCCGTTGTTCCTGCTTCGCTGCGTACAGCTTGGCCTGTCCATCCGTGATTTGGACTTACTCACGATTGGCATGGTCAACGATATGTACGCAGAGAGCCGAAACGACGATTATAAGTACAGAGAAGTTGCAACACAGAAGGATTTCGATAATTTCTGATGAACAAAAAATAAATTTTACTGATTTTGTATTGCTTTTGTGCTGACAATCGCATATAATATAGGCATAAGAAAAACTGAAAGGAGCGATGCACTATGGCTGCAAAATCAGCAAATTTATACGCACGAATCGAACCAGACGTAAAGGAGCAGGCAGAAGGTATTCTTTCTGCACTTGGCATTCCTGCCTCCAACGCTATCAATATGTTCTACAAGCAAATTATTCTTCAGAGAGGACTTCCTTTTGAAGTGAAGATGCCGTCTGCGCGTCCTGTGGATATGAGCACCTTATCTGAAGCTGAAATGAATGCAGAATTGGAGAAAGGATATGCGGACATGAAGGCGGGTCGAACCAAACCGGCAAAAACGGTATTTGCGAACATCCGCAAGGACTATAATTTATGATTTATGAAGTAGAAATCTCAGCGCAAGCGGATGTTGACCTTCGTGGCATCTTTGAGTATATTGCCTACGAATTACAATCTCCCGAAAATGCCATTGGTCAGCTCGACCGTCTGGAAGAAAACATCATGAAACTCGACCAAATGCCTGAACGCTTCCGTCAATATGAAAAGGAACCGTGGCACAGTCGTGGCCTTCGCATCATGCCGATAGACAACTACTGCGTTCTCTACATTCCGGATGCAGAAAAAGCTGTCGTGACAATTATCCGCGTCATGTATGGTGGACGTGACATCGAAACACAGCTTCAAAAATACACAAAAATGTAATTGAATTTTTTGGAAGCATCTGTCAGAAATGGCAGGTGCTTTTCTTTTGCTCGGAGTAATCCGGGCATTTTTTATGCCCGCAGGAAGGAGGTGCTATCGTGGCAAACAGAATCAAAGGTATCACAGTTGAGATTGGCGGCGATACCACCAAATTACAAACAGCTCTAAAGGGCGTCAACTCTGAGGTCAAGAATACGCAAGCACAGCTTAAGGATGTGGAAAAGCTACTGAAGCTCGACCCAGGCAATACGGAACTGCTGGCCCAAAAGCACAAGCTGTTGGGAGATGCCGTTGCCGAAACCAAGACGAAGCTGGACACCTTAAAAACCGCTGCGGAACAGGCGAACACTGCCCTTGCCAATGGGGATATTTCACAGGAGCAATACGATGCGCTCCAGCGTGAAATCATCGAAACCGAGCAAGACCTGAAAAAGCTGGAGGGACAGGCAAATCAGTCTGCTACTGCTGTACAAAAAATTGCTGCCAGCGGAGAAAAACTGAAAACAGTCGGTGATAACATTTCTGGCGCAGGCCAAAAACTGTTGCCGGTTACTGCTGCCGTGACGGGACTTGGAACTGCTGCGGTCACCACTGCTGCCAACTTCGAGTCCTCCATGTCGCAGGTGCAGGCCACGATGGGCATCACCAAGGATTCCATGTCTCAGGTGGATGGACAATCCGTCAATACGATGGATACCTTATCCGACCTTGCAAAGAAGATGGGCTCCGAGACCGCTTTCTCTGCCAGCGAATGTGCTGAGGCTCTGAACTACCTTGCTCTTGCTGGTTACGACACGCAGGAAATGTGCGATACACTTCCGACCGTTTTGAACTTGGCTGCTGCAGGTGACATCGAGCTTGCTTCCGCTTCTGATATGGTAACTGATGCCATGTCTGCTTTGGGCATGGGTGTTAATGAAGCGGGCACAATGGTAGACCAGATGGCTAAAACCGCCTCGACTACGAACACCTCTGTGGCACAGCTTGGTGAAGGTATTCTTACCATTGGTGCAACGGCAAAGTCTGCAAAAGGCGGAACTGCCGAGCTGAATACGGCACTTGGTATCCTTGCCAACAACGGCATCAAGGGTGCCGAGGGTGGTACACATCTTCGCAATATCATTCTGTCCTTGCAGAATCCTATGGATAAAGCGGCAGATATGATGAATGAATTAGGTGTTCAGACCTATGACTCCGAAGGAAATATGCGGAGCATGAATGACATCCTTGGTGATTTGAATAAAAGCATGGACGGCATGACGGAGGCAGAAAAATCCAATATCATCAGTACGATTTTCAATAAGACTGACCTGTCCTCTGTGAACGCCCTGCTTGCCAATACCGGCGATACCTGGGATGATTTACAAACCTCTATTTCAAACAGCGGCGGTGCTGCACAGCAGATGGCGGATACGCAGCTGGATAACCTTCAAGGTCAGCTGACTATTCTGAAATCAGCTCTTGAGGGACTTGCCATTTCCTTTGGCGAACTGCTGATGCCTGCCATCAAGCAGATTGTCGGCTGGGTGCAAAAATTTGTAGACTGGCTCAATGGCATGGATGAAGGCACCAAGAAGGTCGTCGTTACCGTTGCTCTATTCGCAGCAGCTCTTGGGCCGGTGCTGATTATCGTCGGCAAGGTCATCTCGGCAGTCGGTACAATTATGACCGTTGTTCCTAAGATTGCCGGAGTTATCAATACGGTCAAGGGAGCATTTGCCGCACTAAATGCGACCATGCTTGCAAACCCAATCTTCCTGATTATTGCTGCAATCACAGCCTTGGTGGCGGCCTTTATCTATCTCTGGAACACCAATGAGGACTTCCGACAATTCTGGATTGACCTTTGGGAAAACATCAAGGAAGTAGCCATTGCCGTATGGAATGCCATCAAGGAATTCTTTGTGGCTGTGTGGAATGGTATTAAGGCTGTCGCAAAAACAGTATGGAACGGACTGCGTGACTTCTTCACAGGTTTGTGGGAAGGCATCAAGAATATCTTTACCACAGTTGTGACAGCGATTTCCACCTTCCTGTCCACGGCTTGGAATACGATAAAGACCGTGGTCACTACAGTGTTTACGGCAATCCAGACCTTTTTCACTACGGTATGGAACGCTATCAGCACGATTGTGACAACCGTGGTCACTGCGATTCAGACTTTCCTTACAACAGCTTGGAATGCCATCAAGACGGCAATTACCACAGTTCTGACGGCAATTCAAACGGTAGTGACTACGGTGTGGAACGCTATCAGCACCTTTATTACAACCATTGTTACGGCTATCCAGACCTTCCTGACTACGGCTTGGAATACTATCAAAACGGTCATTACTACGGTGCTGAATGCCATAAAGACCGTGTTCACGACCATCTGGAACGCCATCAAATCCGTGATTACTACGGTGGTAAACGGCATTAAAAATACGATTACCACGGTCTGGAACAATATCAAGTCCACGGTATCCTCTGTGGTCAACGGAATTAAAACAGCAGTGAGCAATGCCTTTTCTGCCATGTGGAACGGTATCAAAAGCACCATCAGTGGTATTTACACTACCATCAAGGGCGGCTTTGATAAGGCAGTCGGCTATATCAAGAATCTCGCTTCCTCTGCCTTTAACTGGGGCAAGGATTTAGTCATGGGCATCGTGAATGGTATCAAAAGCTGCATCAGTGCCGTCGGTGATGCCGTCAGCAGTGTGGCAAACAAAATCAAGTCCTTCCTGCACTTCTCCGTTCCGGATGAAGGGCCTTTGACGGATTATGAAACCTGGATGCCGGACTTTATGAGTGGACTGGCCAAGGGAATAGAAAAAAGCAAGGATATGGTGGCAAATGCGATGGATGGCGTGGCCGCCGATATGGTGGTCAATCCAAAAATCAGTACACCGGACACTGGTGGCATCCTTGGTGGAATGGCTACTGGCGATACTCTTGCAGGCATTACCACAGCGATTACAGAAGCATTGGCAGGTGTAGGCAGTCAGGGCGGAGATATTGTTATCCCTGTTTACCTTGGCGGCACCATGCTTGACGAGGTCGTAGTCAATGCGCAGCAGAGAACAAATCTAAGAAGTGGAGGGCGATAACGATGGCATTTATTCAATATTTGAAATTTGACGGTACTGCTCTCCCATTTCCAGATTCCTATGATTTAGACCTGGCCGCTGTGGAGGCAGACTCCGGTGGAGAAACAGAAGCCGGAACAACGCAACGCGATGTGGTGCGGGCAGGAGTTGTCACGATAGGCGTCTCCTTTTCCGTCAGCGCCACATGGCTGAAACGACTGACGGCTTATTCCAAACAACCGAAGATAGCTGTGCAGTATTTTGATACAGAGGATTTGGCACTGAAGGAAACAGAAATGTATATCACAGGCTACAAGGCGAAGCTCTATAAGGATACTTCCTATAAGGGCCTGTGGACGGTGTCCTTCACGCTGAACGAATTTTAAGGAGGTGGTGTCTTTGTATCCTGTATCACAAGCATTTATGGGTGCAATTGAAAGCAATACAAGAAAATATTACTGGACAGGCACCATTGTCACAAAGAATAAAAAAGAGTATGCCTTTGGCAATAAGGACATCGTCAAGGGCAGCGGATACATCACAAGGCAATGTTGCGGAAGCAGTGAGATTGAACTGGGTACGGTCTATGCCGCTGAAATGGGCATCACACTGTTTTCTGACATCGACCGCTACACCTTGGACGAGGCAGAGGTTAGGATATATTTCCACCTTGTGCTTCCAGATGGCACAGAAGAATCCATTCCTATGGGTGTCTTTGAAGTCAGCGAAGCCAACAGGCATATCAAAACGCTGGAACTGAAAGCCTATGATTATATGCTCCGATTCGAGAAGGATTTTAATGGCTTTGAAACGATAGGAACGGCGTATGATTTTCTTGCATTATGCTGTAAGGCTTGTGATGTGGAGCTGGCTCAGACAAAAGAGCAGATAGCCGTCTTTCCAAATGCGGATATTACGCTCTCTGTTTATCCGGAAAATGATATCGAAACCTATCGTGATGTACTTTTTTATACGGCACAGGTGCTTGGCTGTTTTTGCCGTATCAACCGGGATGGGAAACTGGAGCTGCGAAAGTACGGAGCAGAGTCTGTATTGAAAATCAGCAGCAGGCATCGCTTCTCCAGCAGTTTCTCCGATTTCATTACCCAATATACAGCGGTCAGCTCTACGAATCTACGGACACAGATTGCAGAATATTATGCACTTGACCCAGATGATGGATTGACGATGAACCTTGGTGTGAATCCGCTGCTGCAGTTTGGACTGGAAGAGACCAGAAAGCAGTTATGTGAAAATATCCTGCATGATTTATCAGCGGTATCCTATGTTCCATTTGATTCAGATACAATCGGAAATCCTGCCCTGGATGTGGGCGATATTCTGACTTTTTCAGGAGGACAGGCAGATGAATCAAAGCACACCTGTATCACAGCGATTCAGTATAAAATCGGTGGCAAACAGTCACTAAAATGTGTGGGCAAGAATCCAAGGCTGGCACAGGCAAAATCAAAGAATGACAAGAATATTTCCGGACTGCTGAATCAGATCGAAGCCGGGAAAATTGGAATCCATACATTTACCAATGCCTCTGCATTTTCAGTAAGAGATACCAATGTGAAGATTATCAGCATAGAATTTGCAGCATCGGAAAAAACCCATGTACAGTTCTTTGGAGAAGTGGTCATTGAAGTTGTAGCGAATCCGGAAGAACGCAGTGCAGCAGCAAAGGGAACCATTATTATTCCGAATACATCATCCACAGAAACTGGTGATGGGACAGAGACACCAGAAGGAGCAGATACTGCCGGAGGCACAGACACACCTGGAACAGAAATAGCGGTGGAACTTCCAGTCGTTTGGCGGGAGGATGGCAAGGCAGAGGCCTATGTTACATTTGAACTGAATGATACAGAAATACTGACTTTTCATCCACAGGAAAGCTGGCACAGCGGAAAACATACGCTGGCACTGTATTATCCCATCGAGGAAATTATTGAAGATTACACCAATACATTTAATGTGTATCTGCGGATGGCAAAAGGAACAGGAAATATTGGGACGGGTGACTGCATTGCATCTATCAGCGGACAGTCAATGGCGGCAGCTCCTGCCTGGGACGGAAAGATTACACTGGAGGAAACCGTTATGCCATTTATGATTGGCGGTGGTATTCGTGCAAAAGGTTTTGCAGGCGTTATTCGTACAGAAACAATGGAGCTGGTACAGAGAAGCTATTCAGATACCATTGGAAGAATCAGCATTGGCGCTTTTTGCTGTCCAATCGAATCGGTAGTGTCAAATGATTTATGAGAAAA